TAGATTTCCTCCATCGGCAAATTCCACGTCACTGCGGCGCCGTACTCGTCGGTTTCCTGGGTCCACGGCCCGACGACCATCACGTCGAGCGCCGGGCGGTAATAGGTGATCGGCCCCTCCATGCGGCTGCTGTCGGGCACGATGGGCCGCTCGGCCGCCCCGGTCATCGTATCGAAGCCAAGCTCGGACACGCACCACACGGTAAGCACCGCGCCGGGCCACACGCCCGAGAGTGCCGGCGGGTTCACGTCAGTGCAGGAAAGCGTCAGCGCATATTTCCGCATCTGAGGCGGCGCCATGTTGATCAGGTCGCCATTCACCGTCCGCACCGGAACTACGGTCGCGGCGATCGGCGCCAGCGTCTCGGTAAGACCGCGCGCCGAGTAGGGCGCAACGCCGTTGCCGCTCAGGACGAGGAGTGTCTCGGCCACTATGCCACAGCCATTGACCGCCCGGCCGACACCATGCCGGCCCGCCGCGCCTCGCGCAGCAAGCTGCGGACAATCGCCTTGTCACCGTGGAGCTGCACCTGGCTACCGCCGGGGAAATGCAAATGCACCGGGACCCCGTCCGACGAGGATGTAACCATCCCACCATCGGAGAAGCCCGAGCCGTCGCCGACGCCCCGCGGCGGCCGGTTGAGTGTGTTCATGGCGGACAGCAGTTGAGGCCCCCAGGCTCGGACGGCCGCGGCGCGCATCACGAACTCGCCATTCGACAGGCGCGCGAGGATCGAATCCGATGTGTTGCCGCCGGGACCGCGGATCATGCCGCCGCCGGCGTAACCCTCCAGATTGCCGCCCCCAGCGCCCGAACCCGTACCGGGCGCCGCGGTGGCGCCGGCGGCCTTAGACAGCCACGCCGGCAGACTCGCGGCCTTGCTGGCGAGATTGCCGATCCAGGTAATCAGATCGCCGATCAGTCCTATCGCTCCCTTGATGCCATCGCCGAACCCCGTCACGAGTCCGTTGACAGCGGTCCAGACATCGGTCGACAGCGTTTTGAAATTGTTGAGCGCTTCGCTGAGATCGCCGGTAATGAGCGCGACGCTGACCTTGATGAGATCGGCCAGGACCGTGAAGCTGGCACCGATCGGCCCCGGTATGTCGAGCCCGAACTGGCGCAGCGCGTCGAGCGCGCTGGTGATGCCGCGCCGGATCGGCCCGACGATGTTGTCCTCGATCGCCTCCAGCCCGCTGATGTTGCGGAAGCTCAGGTACTTCTCTCTCAGCGTGTCGATGTTCTCGATCAGCTCGGCGAATTTTTTGATCCCGGCGGAGACATTTGGAAAGAGCGGGATCGCAATAGCGAACTTGAGTTTCTCGAACGAGTCGCCGAGGTCGTCGACCGCCGCCTTGTATTCTTTTCCGAGCTTTTCTTTGTTCTCGTCGATATAGCGTCCCTGATCGATGAGCTGCGCTCTGATCTTCTCCCAGGACTCCCCTTTCGCAAGCCGGTCGATTGCTTCGGCAAATACGGCGTAGCGGCGGCCTAGAAGCTGAACCCCAACCGCTGTCCCCAGTTGGGCGTCCTGCTTGCGTAATTTGCCGAGCTGCTCGAACACCGATTGGATGCGTTTACGGTTATCCGAGAACTGGGCGGCGTTCTCCTTAATTTTCTCTGTCAATTCCTCCACGCTTGTGGCTGCCGCCTCTGCGCCGCGCTTCACCTCGACGCCGAACTGGTTCCCGCCCCCAATGCCACCGCGAAGCGTTTTGACCGCGTCGGTTGCTTCACCGGCCGAACCGCGCAGGACGTTAATGCCGGTCGCCAGATCCTTGCTGAACCCGTGCGCCTTGATACGGGTCTGCGCGAGCTGGTCGGTGAGGTTGACGAGCGCCTGCCGCGCCCCGTCCGCGCTCTCGCCGGTATCCTCGATGACCTCCTGGAACACCTGGACGTCGCCGGGCGACATGGCCGCCGCCTTTGCGGTGTTGCTGATTTCGGTGATCTTGTCGGCGACCTCGCCAAACACACCGATCACCTTGCGAACGGCGGACAACCCGGCAAAGGCGGCGACCGCCTCCTTGACGCCGATAGCCATCTCGGACCACGGTTTCCTACCGTCAGCGACGACCCTGTTCTGTTCGCTCAGTGCCCGGTTCAAACCGCGCACCTTTGCCGTCAGCCTCTCGTACTCGGTAGCGACTTCCACCAGGCGCGTCTTGTCGCCGGTCTTGCGCGCTTGTTCGGTTGCCTTGTTCAGCTCCTTGCCGAAATCCCGCACCGCGGCCTGGGCGATCTTCAGGTCGGCGCGCAGCTTGCCGCTATTGGCGCTGATGTCGACCGTCAGGTTATCGGGCATCGGACAGCTCTTTCAGCGTGCTCTTGATGGCGTCCTTGCCACCTCGCGCGGCGACGGTCTGGATCTGGAATTGCTCCACTAACTCGCGGCGGCGCCGCTCGCTCGCGATCGTAACAAACGCGGCGATCATCCGCGGCGTGTAGTCCATGACGCGATCCGGCGGATGCCCCGCAGCGATCAGGAACTCGGCGGCGGCGGCGAACTCATATCCGCTGCCCTGCCATTGGGGCGACCGCTTGCGGCGCTGTTGCCGAGAAGGGCGCCGAGCCGAGCGAAAAAAGGGGCGGGCGCGGTCAACTCTTGGATCGCCAGGAGACACGCTGCCGCGTCGTCCGGCGAGAACGCCTCGGCGATACGTTCGGCCGCATCGGGCTGACCGGCGGCCTCGGCGATTATCGCGGCGATTGCGTCCGGCGCCTCGGTCAGCAACACCGCGACATCGATCCCCGGCGCATTGGCCGAGAAGAACTTGCGCACTTCGGGAAAGCGCAGGAACAGATCCGCAATGTGCCGCAGTCCCAACCCGCGCAGCGTTACCGTACCGTGTACGGTTTCGACCTCTCGCGTCTGCGGGACGATATCGGTTAGCGAAACCATCAGGGCGTCACGACGGGGGCCACGTCGAGGAAATACATTCGCAGGTTGGGGACGGTCCATTCGTCGAGCTGGAGCCGCACGATCGCGCTCTGCTGCACGATCGGGGAAAAATCGAGCGATCTGATGCCGGCCATACGTTGCATGTGGTCGAGCCGCTCGACGGTCTGCTCGAACTCGAACTGGTTGCAGTTGCCGAGTTCCGCGAATGTCGTGTCTCCGGCACCCTGCCACGAGACGATGCCGGTCCCGACGTAATAAGCCGAGACGGTCGGCGACGCCAGAGCATCATCCGGGTGCGTTACTGTACCGAAATTGCCGTCGACCAGCAGAACCCGCCCCTCAAGTTCGATGATTCCATATTCATCACCGATCAGGTTAATCGCCGCGGCGGGGCCGAATTGTACCTTCGTCAGGGTCATTTCCATTTTTGGGCCGATATCGGTATCTGAAACGAATTTCAGCGTTCCTTCGATCTCCGGGTTTGCGCCGATGTTGATCGTCGCTGTTGCCATAACGGGCTCCTGTGTTGGACGTTCTCGGTTCACCAGGTTTCTTTGAGGGCGTCCTGAAGCACAAGCCGCACCTCGGCCCGCGCCTTTGGCTGCATCGCAGCCGCCGGCCCGCGCAGGAAGCGCATCGCAGCGATGTTGGCGCGGCGCTCGTGCGCCGGCATCTGCACGGTGTAGGGCTTTGTCGGGCGCCCGAATGCGATCCGGCGGCGCACCGAATGCGCGCGCACCTCAAACCGCCGCCGGCGCCCGTACTCCAATGCGCCGGCTGCGGCGGCGAAATTCTTTGAATACGAATTGAGCACCCGAACCCGGCCGCGAATAAAGTTGCGCCGCGGGCCGGATTCTTCATCAATAAAGCTGTGTATGCGTCTGCGCAGCCGGCCGGTCTTGCCTCGTGGCGCCCCGGCTCTGACCCGCGCCGCGAGTTCATGCGTCAGCCGCGTGATGACCGGCCGCAGCCTCGATCGAATCTCCCGCGGTAGTTCGAGCAGCCGAACCAGGACGCGGCCGTTGTCGATCATCTCGATGCGATAGTCGATATCAGGCGCGGTCACAGATCGCCGAGCCGGAAGGCATAAGTGAAAACGATCGTGATATCGATCCGGTACTCTTTGGCCTCGGCATCCGGCGGCGCCACGAGGCAACCTTCGTACCGGATGCGGCCGGTGCTGCCGACAAGCGACCGCAGCTCGGTGTCGTTGAGCGCGGCCGTCACAACTCTCGACCGATACAGCGACAGCAGCGGCCCGGCATCGGCCGAGCCGCCGCCGCGCATGACCACGGTTATTCCAGGCGACAATTCGATCCGCTGCAGTTCCGAATGCCGCGCGCCCTCCGGCTGGTCGAGCATCTGCTCGATGCCGTCTTGCAGAATGATTGCCGGCCGCGCCAGCCCCGGAACGTCGAGCCGGTTGCGCGCGACCGCCTGCACGCCCTCCACCGCCCCGCACACCGTCACCAGCCGCGCTAGGATCGCCTCGCGTGCGTCAGCCACGGCACAAGAGGTTGAGCCGCACCAGCCGCCCGCCGAACGAGAGGGGCGCGATTTGCACAATGTTCGACGGGTTGCCGTCGATGACGATTCTGTCGTCGCGCGACGGAATGCCGAAGCTCCCCAATCCTGTCGGCGAGATCACGACCTTTATCTCGGTGACTTCGCCCGCTTCCAGGTCCTGCGGCCCGAAGGCGCGCACCGCCGCGGCGCACGTCACCTCATCCGCGACCGTGATGCCGCCGGTCGCCGGGTCTACCGCGGTGTGCTGCAATGTCACCGTCTGCCCGTACTGCACCACTGCCGCGTCGAGCCGCGCGATCATCGTCTCGGGGGTCACAGCGCCGGCCGCATGTACGGAGCGAGCAGGTCGCGTGCGGTGCCGGGTATGCCGGTCGCCGCCATCGGGTCCGACCCGGCATAGGTCTGCGCCAGGAGGTCGGGCACCGTCTCGCTGCGCAGGGTGGGGTCGCGCCCCTCGCTGTGCCAGCGTGCCGTCAGCCAGTCGAGCGCAGCCGCCTGCACGTCTTCGGGTATCGGATCGTAGCCGGCGGTATAATCGACCGTGATCAGCAGCCCGGTCCAGCCGTAGGCGCCCGATGCGTCGATCGAGTAGAGCAGTCCGCGCTCGTCGTTGGACTCGTACAGCGTGGCGTCGACCGTGACGCCGTCCTGCACGACCGCGGCGACGGGATATCCGTCTTCGTCGAGCGCGACAGGGTATTGCCACAATTGGAGGGGTTCGCCGACGAACATCCAGTTGGCGACGTAGCGGAACTGGTCGCGGTAGCCCTGCTGCACG